TTATGCGAAGAACACCACCAGCGATATTGAGGCATATCTGTATGCCAGGTTTTTGCGTCCTGGTTACACCGGTAGCATCGCGGACCTGACGGCGTGGATTCAGGAGAAATTTCCAAAAGAAGATCTCCGTAAAGTCTTACTCCGTGAGATTGATGACTTACAAATTGACATCAGAAATGTACGGGACATGGTACAAAATCAGATGCTCGACCCGGCATCAGCGGCGACAAAAATTTCAGCGGTTCAGAAAGAACTTCGTAGCCACATTCAAGCTGTACGATCTATTGCAGATGGTTTAGACCGGCGTGGGTTGATTCTTGCCGGCGCCGATCGTACTATTCGCGAATTGATCAACACCTTGGACGGGCAGCCTGGCCTCCAACAATTAGTCGACGAGGCTGCCGTTTTAGTTTGGACTACGATCGAGAACGAAGAACGTGCTTAAGCGGCTTTGCTCATTCGTCGCATTATATTTTCTAGTTTGGTTCTAAAAATCCCCATAAAAGCGTCATTAACGCCAAGAGACATAACGAGTTCATCATTCTCAATTAAGGCCCCAAAAGGAAGAATAACAGCAGGTTGATTAGATACCGCGTTTCCGAACACATCGGTCCACTCAATAACCCTATCGTTCAATGAACCAGTGAACAAAGGTTCTTCAGTTAAGTGTGTTACGTTCTCAAATTTTTTATCGACTAAATACGCGCCGACATGGTAAATCAGATAAGGTTTACCATTTTCTGTGCACGTCATATGTTTCCAGTGATAAAAAATTAAGTAACAATAACCTAGGTCAACAGGCGCCGTGGAATTGAAAGTGGCGGCCCCCCGCGTAACCTTCTCTAAAACTTTTGTATCTAGCGTAATCGTCGATCCTTTTTCTCTTTCGACAGTTAACGGCCGCGTGGAGTATAAACAATTAAGTTCATCTTTTACTGTAAAAAACGCCCAGTTTTTTTCCGGAACTCCGACGACATGGTTTTTTCCTATTGGAGGAATTGTCGCACTAACAGCTTCAAAATCATCGTTTACCCAACAAACGGCAACTTTAGGTTGCGAGAATAGCTTTTTAGGATTTGAATCGTACTTACTAGCGTAAGTGGATGCGACAAACTGAACGTATAAGTTTGAATCAGGTCCGATAAAAAGCCTAGGATCTTCGTAACTAAGCCTATGTTTCTTTGACCTGAGTTTTTTAGTACCAATAACTGATTTATCATCAGCCCCCAACAAGGCTATATACAGTTCGTTTGGCTGATTGTTTAAATAAAAATACTTGTTGTCGTACCTGAAGCCGAAAGCTTCGGGCTGGGACCGCCACGCAATGTAAGTAGTTCCGTTCCTACTGATTATTGAGGGGCTGAAGTTAGCAACATTGTTTTTCGGAAGTCCTTTGACGATGCGCGTAAATTTGCCTCCCAGTGCTTCTGCCTGTTCATAGACAGTTGGTACCCCTTTATTTGGACCTTTTGAAGGGTAAATAACGTCACTGTATAAGTGAAAATAACGATTTTGAGACTGCATGATCAAACTCCCAGATCTTGAATGGCTGCGTTAAAACCGGCGCTGATGGATTCCCAACGGTATTCAGGTCGTTGCGTCACAGCATAGCAAGCATTTGCCACTTCGTCATAGCTTTGATTATCGTAATACAGATCATCTAGAATTTTTGCAGCTTTTGTCGTATCAATAAGACCTCGTTCGACCCCTAGATCTTTATCCACGACCCACGTAGAAATAGGAATCAGCTCTGCCGCATCTTTCCAGATGTCCTGACAAACTGTATGTTGTGGAACGACCTGAGGTTTCATGCACCCTGCGTGCTCGAAACTCACTAAGCCCCATCCTTCTCCATCAGAAGTATTAATTCCTACGTCGCAAGCGTTATAAATAGTATTAAGTAGTTCGTCCGGAGGTGCGTCCATGTAGTTGATATTATTAGCAGTTAAAATAAGGCGGTTGCTGTCGTCTAGGTTGCGGCGGAGCATTTCATGTTTAAACAAAGGTATTACATCCCATCCCAGATCTTTTGTACCCATATGTAAATAAAGCATTGCGTCTGGTTTATTGACTGCAAACTCGGCGAAGGTCTTGATCGTAAGATCTATCCGTTTCCTGGGCTGATTCCTATTCCCGTTAAAAACGATAAATTTATCTAAGGGCAGCCCTAACTTTTGCCGCGCCTCGGCTGTATCCATCGGATAAAAGCGCCCAACATCGACTCCGTGGGGAAGCACCGCCAGCCGTTGCGCGTCCGCGCCATATTTCATTAATCGTTCCGCTGACGGTACCGTAAATGTTATTCCTAAATCCCAGTGCTTTATGTGTCGCAGCATGTCCGGATAATAGCTTTCGCTATCAACTGGAAAATACGCAATGAACTTAAAATTAATTTTGTCTTTTAAGAACTGGCAGCGCTCCCAAAACTGGTTAACAATCCAAATATCATTGAGACAGATAACAACATCTGGTTTTTCTTTATCTAAAATTTCTGGAATCCTGCCGATGCCGAATCGATCGTTACTTCCGGCCGGACAGGCGGGGTAAATTTTATAAGGTAAATCATGAGGATCTCCCATGTAGTTGATACCCATCACTACAATTTCATGGCTGTCTTTCAGAATATTAAGTACACTATGCGTTACTCTAGCAAAACCTGTGTTACTGCAAGCATCTCCATACCAAAGAACTTTTGCCATAAAGAATTTGAAAGTCGAGTACAATCACTATAACAGCTCTGTCAGTTTATCAACATGCCTAGCCGGGAAAGTTTTGCGTATCGGCGTGGCGCTCAATTAAGAGCACTGAAAGCCATAGAAGCAAATGAAAGCACCGCTAGCGAGACTATTTACGGAAAAGCTGCTAACGACTTTCATACTTTTTGTACCCTACTAGACAAACCGCCAGCGCCTCACATGCTGGAGTGGCATGAACATTTAGTAACTAACCAAAGCAATAAGTATCTATTAGGTATAGCTGGACCTAACCTTGATATTTTGGCGCCTAGGGGTTCTGCCAAGTCAACTGTCCTAAACATGTTTACAGCGTGGTGCATCGGAAGGCACACGGCCGCAAAGAGACCGCTACAAATTATTTACGTCAGTTACAACATCGCCACGGCCATCCCTAAATCTCGAATCATTCGACAAATCGTTGATTCGTCGGAGTTCCGAAAAATTTTTCCTACGTGTCGCCTTAAACCAGGGATGCAATCTGATATCGGCTGGTCGATCGACTACGACTACGCGAATATTCCTAGATTAGGCGATGAAGAATTTACATTGAGGGCTGCGGGTCTGCGAGGCAGCATTACGTCCAAACGGGCGCATTTAGTCCTGATCGATGACCCTATAAAAAGCTCGGCGGACATTAAAAATCCGACAATTCGCGACGAGATGAATAACAACTGGAGTAGCGTTATCGCTCCTATTGTGTTTGAAGGGGGTAGGTCGATTTGCCTTGGTACTCGATTTCACCCACTAGATATTCATAAAACAATGTTTGTACCCGAAAAAGGGTGGAAACAGGTAACGCAAGAGGCATTGACATACGATGACAAAGGACAGCCAAAAAGCTATTGGCAAACTCAATGGTCTGTTGATTACCTGCTTCAACAGAAAGAACTTGACCCTGTTGCTTTTTGTTTTCAGTACCAGCAACAACCTGTGGCCACGAGCGATCTCGTTGTTTCTCCTGATTTGCTGATTAAAGGAGACGTGGCGACCGAGTTTGACAGCCTGGCTCTCGGTATTGATCTCTCGGCTAGTAAAAATGAGACCTCCGACTATACGGCGTTTGTTCTAGGAGGGCGCTTAAAAGATAAGTACTATATCGTAGACGCGCATCAGTGTCGTTCTATAGGAAACCTTGAAAAAATAGATCTTCTGTGTGACATGTTACTTGAATGGGGAATTCTAACTAAGTACAACGGTGAGTACCAACCGACGTATTCCACCGTGACGCTTGTTGTCGAATCCGTGGCGTACCAGGCAAGTCTTGCTGCGGATCTCCGGCGGGTTCTTTTGAACGAAAGGGGCCTCAGTAACCTTCATATTCACGAAGTTAAAGGGTTCAGGGGCGATAAGATTGCTCGTTTTAGAGGCACGCTTGGTCTTTTGGAGAACCAGAAAGTCGTCTTTAACAAATATCGCAAGTTCGATGCGCTCTTCGATCAGCTGATTAACGTAGGTGCTACAGCCCATGACGATTTACTGGACGCATACACTTGGTTAATCACTTTCTTGCAACGTAGAGGTAGTTTTTCTGTTGAGTATTGACATGACTTCTGATAAAACTCTTTGGGTCGCGATCGCGGCGCACAATCCGCTGGCTCGGGTCGAGAAGCTGCTCAAGGTTTTGAAGCTTTACACAGAGTACGACCTTAAAGTTTCTGTGTTTATCTACATAAATAATGAAGCTCAGGACGATGCGAATCAATTAGCTAACTTATTGCGGCCTTTCCGGGAGCAATTGGAGTTAAATATCGTTATCGCCAGCTCCGGTTATGAGGGCTGGGGTTTGACGTGGGCGCATAAAAACGATCTTGTGCTGGCTTGTATGAACTACAAGTACGATTATTACATTTATCAAGAAAATGACATGCTGATTACTTGGGAACACTTTAAGTATTGGATGCGTTGGAAGCCTCGACTGGCTCAATACGGGTTGGAACCAGGATTTATTCGGTATGAAGTCTTCGAAGGGGAGAAAATACCGTTTGATAACCACTATCGGTACTTTTTAACCAAACGAACTCCCAATGTTTGGTCGGAACGAGGCTTTGACGTAAAGAAATTGCTCGTTATCGACCACGAAATCAAGTTTTTTGCTCAAATTGCAAGTCCTTATTACGCTGCGATGATTTTGGATAGTTTTGACGCAGTCAAATACGTCAAAAGCGGCAGTATGGACCCGGCGAAAAGCGTCGAAATCGTCGGTTTTCGAAATTGGCCCCTTGCCGACCGGAGTTCTATGGGTTTAGCGTTTGAGGACGTCCCTTTTGGCTGTGAACACCGTCGTTGCATCCCAGTGATTGAAGAAAATGGTGTTTATAAACCGCATCCTTGTTGTTTGTTAGCTCACGACGACACTAAGTACTCAAAAGAGCTGGCTAAAACGCAGCCAGAACTCATAACTTGCGATAAAATGCTTCAGATCTGATTTTTTATGGACAACGTTAACCATCCTACGCACTATACATCAGGTGCTATCGAGTGCATCGATGCTTTGAAAGCTCAACTAGGTCCTGAAGGGTTTAGGGACTACTGCCACGGGAATATCGCTAAATATGTCTGGCGATACAAGTTTAAAAACGGCGTGGAGGACCTAAAAAAAGCGGCTTGGTATCTTCAGTGCTTGATCGGTGAGTTAGAATCAAACAAAGAGAATCATTAAGTAGTGGACGTAAGAGCTTTCGGTTCTGTTTACGGTCAAACGGCGGCGCTGCCGTATTCCAGTGGATTTGGACATGTTCCTAGCAGCGGCCGAATTAATTTTCCTTCGTGCCGTGCTGTTTTTATCGAAGCAGATGCTGTCGCCGCTAAATCTTACTTGACTGTCGAGCTTTCTGACGCTCCCGGTCAAAAAGCTACGGCTAGTAATCTTTCAGGGGACCAGCTTATTCCTATTTCTTGTACAGCTATTATCAGTGGTAACGCCCCTGGTGTTTTTGTGCTCTACTGATGGCCACTGATTATTCCAGCTTAATCTCTTTGCTTGGCGGCGGCGACGTAAGTCTTCGTCAAAGTGCCGGTTTAGATGCGGATGATATCCTTAGTTCGTTGCGAAAGAAAGGTGCTGTTTCATCTGATTTTATGTCTGTTTTAAAATCTGATTTACTAGCTAAAGCACTCGTGGCACAGCAAATTGGAAGCATGTAGTAAACTGTAAATATGGCAGACCCTTTTCTCGAAGCCGGCGACTTTTTCACCAAGGCATTTAACGCCCAGGAGTTAGCGTCGCGTCGTCAACGCACTGCTCAACGAGCAGCAATGCGAAGTGACGACTATGAAAATCAAGTGAGCGAAGAAGCGCCTAATGCGCCTATTCCCCCTCAGTACGGTCCGTACGGCACTTACGAAGATGAGTTTTCGCCGACTGAAGACCCTACCGAGTCTATGAAGGCCGAACTGCTTCGAAAGGCCGCATCGAAGCGTGGCCCTCAAACCGGCATTCCTGTTTCTCCGGGTAACGGGACCCCAGTAGCTAGTGTCTGAAGTCGCAAAAAAGAAAGACCCTGCAAAATGGGCTGCCGCAAAAGCTAAGGCTCGCAAAAGGCTTGGTGGACATTCGGCTCGTGCGATGCAGTTGGCTGTTAAGTACTACAAGGAAGCCGGCGGCAAATACGAAGGAAAAAAATCCAGTGAAAACAAGCTAAGTCGCTGGGGCAAGGAAGATTGGCAGACGCGTGAAGAATACGAAAAAAGCAAAAAGTCCTAGTTATGGCTGATTTAGCGCGAGAAAAAGGTCGAACCGAGCGATATCTGCCTAAGTCCGCGTGGGCTTCAATGTCTGCTGAGGAGCGTCGCGCCACGGATGAAAAAAAGAAGCGCGCCACGGCTGGTAACAAACCTGTGAATACTCAAGTGCCCAATACTGAAAAAGCTAAAGAAGCTCGTCGTCGCGCTTCCGAGTACATTAAGCAAAAGAACAAAAGCTGATGGCTAAGATTCGTATAGCCGGAGAAGTGTTTGACGGGTATAACAAACCTCGTCGCGATTCTGGCGGCGGTAAGAAATTTGCGGTCGCTGCAAAAGAAGGTGATCAGGTACGTTTAGTACGTTTTGGTGACCCGAACATGACGATCAAAAAACATATTCCTGAGCGACGCGCTAATTTTCGCGCCAGACATAACTGCGACAATCCCGGCAGCAAATTAAAAGCTCGCTACTGGGCGTGTCGGAGCTGGTGAGTGCTTTTTATAGCAAATCTTGCTAAGCTGTGCAGGCCCGTTTCGGCCTTCCATGCTCTTTGATTGTTTTCTCTATTTCAACGAAGCTGAGCTGCTCGAACTTCGCGTAGAAATTCTTAAAGATATTGTTGACGGCTTCATCATTACCGACGCCAACCGGACTTTTAAGGGCGACGAGAAACCGTTCACTTGTTTAGAGACGATTCGAAAACTTGGTCTGCCTGAAGATAAACTTCAAGTGCTGCACGTCGAACTGCCGCCGCCGGACATCGCTCCTAATCCTTGGGTTCGCGAATACGCCCAACGCGATGCCCTCGCCGTGGGAATGCGTATGACGCCGCCGGATTCGGTATTTTTCTTCTCTGATGTTGACGAGATTCCTAAGCCATCTGCTCTTTTAGAAGCGGTAGAGCTTGCTAAAGAAGATCCTGCACGGTGTGTGCGTCTTTCCATGCCGATGATGTACGGGCGGGCAGATCTTCGTGTTATGAGCCCGGATGGGGATAAGACTAAGCCGCCCACGAACTGGACCTGCGGGACCGTCGTTCTGCACGACCACCTAGATCAGACTCTTTCGGAGATTCGCCGGAACCCAAACGATCTCGTGGTGGGAGACTGTGACGCAGGATGGCATTTTAGTTGGATGGGAGGGCCTGATCGCCTTAAGCGCAAACTGACGTCTTTCTCGCACTGCTATGACGACATTCCAAATGCTCATGCTCCTGCATACAGCGAGGAGATGCTGAGCTATTTAGATAATTACAAAGCGGAGGCGGGCGGCACAGATCCGCTCGGTCGCAAAGATCATCTGCTGACCTCGTATCCTCATGATCTTTTACCGCCAGAATTGTTTAAACTAGAACGAGTGAAGGAGTACCTTCTTCCGGACTCCTGATAACGTCGTTTTTGTAAAATGCCTGCAGATCTTTTAAGCGTCCGGGGACGATTCAGTGAGATTCTGGAGGCAGCTCGGACTCAGGACCGCTCAAAGCAGTCCGCCACGATGGTGGTACTGAGTCATGTGCAGCAGATGACCCTTCTTATGATCAAGAAGGGTCTGTTTTTTTACTGTGAACAGGATACGTATAAAGCTCGTAGTAAGTTTCTAGATGATCTGATAAAACTTAATAAACTTGATATCCGCTTTCCGGCTATCGTTCGGAATTTTTTGATTGACGGTTCGGGTCTTTTCTATTTCAGGCCCGATCCCAAGCTGAAGTACCAGATTTACTTTTTTAACAAAAACCAGTATCGGGTTTACCACGATCTTAATGGAGAGATCGAAGAGGTTGTAATCCTCTATTCCTACAAAGTTAAGAACGGTAACTTAGGGCTGCCCTCGAATACTTACGGGCAGAACAAAAGGTATGTCCGTATCTCGATTACGGCCGAGACGATCACAGAGTACGAAGCCGACACGGAGCTGAGTTTTGACTTAGAGCCGGGCTCTGTCATTACTCCCCGAAACAGTCGGCCAAATACGCTGGGGTTTATCCCCGCCGTGGAGGTTCTGAATAAGCCAAACGCCAGCGGTACTGAAGGCGAAGGTGAATTCGAGCCGTTCATGCAGCAGATCGTTCTGCATGATCAGATGATGCAGAATATCGCCAAGAACATTGAGTTCTTTGGTAATCCGACTCTGATCAGTTCGCGTCCGCGTAGTGATCTGGTGGAGGCAAGTGATACCGATCGTAACTTCCGTCCGACGATCAGCAGCCAAAGCGGATTTGGCGGTTTAGATTCTCCTTCCACGAGGGTTTCAGATCCGTTCGGGTCGCAGTCTGGTATCGGGGGTCTTCGAGTTCCTCGAATTATTGCCAACGTAGAGCCGTCGGATCGGGTTGGTTACATGACCCCTGACCCCGTAAACGGGGACATGAATCGATATGCGTTGTTACTACGAGAAGAAATTCGAACCGCACTCGGCGGCGTTGACGAAATATCGATTAGCGCCGGTGCCACTGCGACGGAAATTAAGGGCCTTATGGGTCGTGCTCAAGCGACTGCTCTTCGTAAAAATAAGAGTTTTTTGAGCTACGGCTTCTGCCGACTGCTGGAGATGATTGTTTATCACCAGGAGCAGGTTTTCCGCGAGAGTTTTATTTCTGTCATGGGTTTGACTCCTCCCAAGGAGCCAAAAGAAGAAACCCCGGAAGCAGCAGAACGTTATCAAAAGAAGCTGGCCAAGTACGAGCAGGATGTAGATCTTGCTATTCAAACGGCCCTCTCTGAAAACAAAGTACCTGGCGGAGTTTTTGGTCTTCCGCCAGACGGAGATAGAGAAGTAACGTATCGATTCCAAGGCGATGTTTATGAAGACACCGCTTACGACATCAACCAAAAATCGATCGTTGTTCGAAATCTTCAGGAGCTAGGTGTTGACAGCGTGGAAGCGCTGCGTTACTTGTTCCCAGATAAAAGTGATTTAGAACGAGCGGAAATGTTGAAGGGTTTCCCCTTCAGAATGATTCAACAAACGCAAGCCGCACTACAAAATTTCCTGCTAACATTAAATCAGCTGATGCAGTCGCCGCACCCTCTTGCGCCGACCCAGCCCTTAGCGGCAGATCCGAGGTTAAATATAACGCCTCTCCTCTACCGCACATTCGATCACCTCGCGCAAGAACTAACCTACTCGGGCAGCTATGAGCCAAGCGATCCCAGCTTCGACCCCGAGCCCGGTCTCCCCGGCAGTAGCGGCGCCCCAGGCGGCCTTCTCCCCGGATATGGGCTCAACCGTCTACCCTCAGTGGGTGGCGCAAACCCCTACCCCGGCGGTAGCTTCGGCAACTACAGCCCAAGCGCCGTCGCCGGCACAACTGGCTACGGTCCCTTCTATCAACAGCCAGTCCAGCCAGTTTCCGTCAGCCTCCTCCCCGAGCAACCCATGGGAGGCAGCGCTGGGCAGCCTGGACCGGATCGTTTCCCGGCTCTCCCCGTCCCTCAGCCAGACAGCATCGTTAGCGCAGCCCCAGGTGGCGGCGCCGGATATTCAACAGAGCAATCTGGCTTTACAGGCCCAACAGCCCTGGGCTTACCAACCCCCTACGGTTCAGCCGACCTTATCCAACAACGTCTATACGACCCCAATTTCCTCGCCGACTTCTACGGCGCAGGAGCCGCAGTTAAGCCAAGCAAGCGCCGCCGTAGTTAATCACTTCGGCCTCGAAGCGCCTGCGATCTTGAATCAGTACTCCACCACCCTGGAGGATGCGCTGATTCAACAGCATCAGACTCTGGAGCAAATTGCCACCCGTGGCATGGCTATGGAGCAGATTCTGACTGATCCTGATCATCTGGCCGACTACACCAACCGGTTCTTCACCGAGGTGTATCCCACCGATCTTCGCACTGACGAACAGATCGCTGCCGATAACGCTCGCACTGCTCTCCAACAGCAGTCCTATACACCCAACTACGATCAGGTGCCTGCTGTGCCTGCCGCTGCTACCGGCGGTCAGCGTACTCAAGACCCCAACGCGCAGTGGGAACAGTTTGGCCAGGTTATGAACCAAGCTCCTGATCAAGCTTGGCGTTACCTGAACAACATGTCTCCTGAGTCTCTGCGAGCCAAGCTGTTGTTCTTGGATCAAGCCTGAGGTAGAGTTAGTTCAACGGTGTGCAACACCGTTCGCATGGTGGACGAGTCTTTTTACCCCCGTCTGGACAACGGGGGTTTTTTATTGAGTACATTGTTAAAAACTATTTATTAAGTAGACTGTTAAAAACCGTTTATTACGATGCCTTTTAAATCTGAGGCTCAAAGGCGTAAATTTTATGCTATGCAGGAGCGCGGTGAAATTTCTAAATCTAAGGTAGAGGAGTACGAAAAGAAGACCAAAGGTGATCTTCCTGAACGTGTGAAAAATCACGAGGAAGCAAAGAAAAAAGCTGTAAAATACAAAAAGAACAAAGGTAAGTAATCCGTGCCTAACTCCATTGGTCGCCGCCGTGGCGGAGAGAATACCGAAGTCGAGCAGCTTAAAAAAGAACTCGAAGAGCTTAAAGCTAATTACGCTCGGGATATAACTTTGATCGGCAGCGATATTCGTGCTCTTGACAGTCGAATCCCTACCGAAGTTCCGACTGATAACACCCCTGCCGCTTAGAATTAAGGCAGCTCTGGCTGCTTTAAATGTATATATCGTATAGAAATTACAACTATGATTCCGGGCCTCATCAGGTACAAACCGGACCCTCTCATCAAGGTTATGTCGTAGTCAGTTCTGGTATTCAAGATACCGGAGCAGACGTAGGCAGGATTGTCGCTGGCTCACCTAGCTACAGCGGTACGTATTCGACCGCGTGGCGACAAGTCCCTGCGGCGGTTTCTGGATATTGGACTGACTACGAGAATGTCGATTACGCACCTAGCGGTGTTTTAAGCTCGTACCAGGGTTACCGGCCCGTCACTGTTAATACGATTGCCGGCCGTAAAGTTCAAACTTTTACCGGACCGGATTATGGCGTCCGGGACGCAGGAAAATTTACGTACTTCGGAGGCTCAGCACCCGACTCTCAAGTATATGATCCGTACAATACGCCAACTGGTAACACAGGGCAGCAAGGCATAACCGGGGGCGGCGTCACCCACGGGCGATATGAAGGAGGCATCCTTACCAATTCGTTAGGTCCGCTGGGAACTTCTAATCGATCTGAGTGGGTTTATAACCCGCCGGTGTACTGCAAGACGTATACGCAGACAATTCGTACGGAAGAGCCTGGGCTTATGTCCGTTCCTTTTAGATTCATGTATCGCGGCGGTGCGGCCAAATATGTTTCTAATTACGGCTCCATTTACTACCAACTGTCAGAGAGCGTACGCAATATGTATCGAAAGTTGGGTTAACGCTAAAAACGAGACAACTTTATGTGCTCTTAGCTTCTTTATCTATTAAACTTACTTTGTAGTTTCTGGAGATATCGACAGTGTTTGTCGATAATGATTTCCCGAAGCTTCTCGGCGCCGAACTCTACCGTCCGCATCCTGCGTACGTTGTCGAGATGGCTGCAGAGCCTGTGGTCGTTCATGACTTCAGCAAGCAGCCTGGCCAGACTGTGCAGTTAGACCGCTACAGGTTCTGGGGCAATCCGGGAAGCAAAGAGTCACGTGAGCGTACTGCAGAGCAGACCATCGGTACTGCTAACAGCCGCAATATCGTGAAGGACAAAGTGCTGGTGACTCTTAAGGAGTACACCGGTCCTGCTGACCCGTCCGATCCCACCCAGCCGAGCACTTTTAAGATTGCTCGGGAAACCCTGATCACTGCACAGCGCCTGCTGCTGGATACCGGTAACCTCACCGCTTTCCACCAGTCCATCGGTTCGCTGACTCTGCTCGACGACTATCGTCGTTGGCGTGACCGGGTGTTCATTAACGAACTCCTGAAAGCAGTTTCTAAGGGTCAAGCTTCCGACACCCAAGGTGGTTACTACTACCCTGGCGATCTTGCCGTCGGTTCGCTGACCTACTCCAACGCCGAACAAGCCAAGTTCGACGTTAAGGACGACCTGCTGCGCGTGGTGAAGAGCCTGCGTAAGCGTAACGTTCCTACCTATCAGGATGGTTTCTATCGCTGTGTTTGCGATCCTACCTTCCTGATGCACCTGCGTCAGAACAGCGACTTCCGTGAAGTGGCTCGTTATCCTGGCAACGGTCAGATCAACCCCCTCATGTCCGGTATGCAGCCCAACGCTGCTATCTACATGGGTCAGGGCTTTGGTCAAGCCAGCTTCGTGGCTGGTGAGCCCATCATGCCCACCGGTTTCGTGTTCGAAGGCGTTCGCTTCTTCGAATCGACCAACATGCCCTCTCAGAGTCAGACTGCTACCATCGGCGGTACCGGCGCTTCTTATGAGAGTGCAATCGGTATGTTCTTCGGACCCCAAAGCGTGGGCGTCGGTATCGGCGGCAACAACGCTCAGGTGCTCCTGAATAACAACGACGACTTCAGCCGTTTCATCATGATGATTTGGAGCCTGTATGCAGGTTTCGAACTCCTGAACGCTGATTTCGCCACCGTGGCTTACTCCTTTAACGCTTGAGGAGGTAACTAACGATGGCAATCAACTCTAACCAGCTTCAAGTTGCCAAGATCTATCCTGGTAACTACACCAACGTTCTTCGTTACTGGCACGAAGAGAAGTCCGTTGTTTTCAACAACGAGAACGGAACCTCCGAAACTC